CATAAGAGAAGAAATTGAATCGGTAAACATTATTACTGAATCAAAGGGAGGTAAAAGATCTCTTTTTATAGAAGGTATTTTCCTTCAAGGTAATATCAAAAACCGTAACGGTAGAATGTATCCATTAGATACTCTTCGCAAAGAGGTCGAAAGATATAACGAGTCTAATATTGTAAGTGGTAGAGCACTTGGNGAACTAGGTCATCCAGATGGCCCTACAGTAAACCTTGATCGTGTATCNCATAAAATTGTNTCATTAAGAGAAAGCGGTTCTAATTTTATTGGAAAAGCAAAAATCTTAAATACACCAATGGGTAAAATTGCATCTAATCTTATAGAAGAAGGTGTAAAACTCGGTGTTTCCTCTCGTGGTATTGGTTCATTGAAACCAACCAAAGAGGGATTCAATGTTGTTGGTGAAGACTTTATGTTAGCAACAGCAGCAGATATAGTTGCTGATCCTTCTGCTCCCGATGCATTTGTTGAGGGAATTATGGAAGGTAAAGAGTGGGTATGGGAAGGTAACATACTCAGAGAGAAATTTGCATCGGATGCAAAGAGAAGAATCAACACTTTAGTTGATCAAAAAAGGCTAGAAGAGAACAAGTTAAGTCTCTTTAATGAGTTTATTAACTCATTGTAAAGTCTTATAGTATAAATAAATATAGATTTTTTCACAATTTACGAGAATCGGAGAAACTTCAAATGTCTAGTGGCAAAAACTTACAAGCAATGGAAGAGGACGTTAAGCAATCCAAGACTGCAGTAAACGCTAATGCAGCACCTGCACAACCTATGGAGAAGCTTTCTACTGGCGGCACAGCCCCTACAGTGGAAGACCTTGGCGGTCCAACACCTGAAAACTATAGTCCAACTAACGACTCAGCAAAACTTAAAGATGCTGCTGGTTCGTTAAAGCAAGTTAGGGATGTAGTTAACAAGAAAGCTGTTAAAGCAGAAGAAGTTGAAACTTCCGAGGAAGTTATTGAGGAAGAAGAAACTACTACTAACGAAGTAGTAGCAGAAGAAGAAGCAACTACTGAAGAAGTGGTATCTGAAGAAGAGACTACTGAAGAGGAAGTTGTTGCTGAAGCACCTACTTACGAAGAGATTGACATCGAAGAAGATGTTACTGCTCTTGTAGAAGGTGAAGAACTTTCCGAAGAGTTCAAGGAAAAAGCAAAAACAATCCTTGAAGCAGCAATCAAAGGTAAAGTAACACAAATCAAGGAAACTCTTGAGGCTGGTTACGAGACTAAACTCGTCGAGGAAGTCGAAGAAATCAAAGGTGCTCTTAATGAGCGTGTTGATTCTTACCTAGAATATGTAGCTGAAGAGTGGTTCACTGAGAACCAACTTGCAGTCGAAGGCGGTCTTAAGGAAGAACTCACTGAGTCTTTCATGACTGGTCTTAAGAGTCTTTTTGAAGAACATTATGTAACTATCCCTGAAGAAAAATATGATGTACTACAGAGTATGGTAGAAAAACTAGATGACATGGAAACCAAGCTCAATGAGCAAATTGAGAAGAACGTTGGATTAAACAAGAGACTTGCTGAGTCTGTTGCTGATGGTATTCTTGAGTCTGTTTCTGAAGGCCTTGCAGCCACTCAGAAAGAGAAGCTCGCCTCACTTGCTGAAAGTGTAGAGTTTGATAGTGAAGCACAATATCGTGACAAGTTGGAGACATTAAAGGAATCTTATTTCCCTACAAAGTCATCTTCAACAGTTAAGTCCGAGAGTCTATCAGAAGGAGTTGATTCATCAGAAGCAGTAGCATCTGGTACAATGGCTCATTACTTAAAGACACTCCAAAGTCTTAACAAATAATTGATTTTAACATAATCAAACAAACTTTAACTTTTACACAAAAAGCAAATGTTCCATTCAGAACAGTTGCAGGAAAAGTGGGCTCCACTATTGAACCATGAGGGGTTCAACAGANATTAANGATCCCCACAGAAAAGCGGTTACGGCCGTCCTGCTAGAAAACCAAGAAAAATTCCAAAGAGAGCAATCAGCATTTGAAAATTCTGGTTCTTTCTTAACAGAAGCAGTACCAACCAACTCAACAGCATCTGGTGCAACTCCAGGTCTCGGTGGTGCTACAACAGGAGCAATGCAAGGTTTTGACCCTGTATTGATCTCACTTATTCGTCGTTCAATGCCTAACTTGGTCGCTTATGACCTTGCTGGTGTTCAACCAATGAGTGGTCCTACTGGACTTATCTTCGCAATGAGATCTCGCTATACCAGTCAGACTGGAGACGAGACATTCTACGACGAAGTAAACACAGCGTTCTCAGGTCAGCCTGCAGGACTTGATGATGCAAATGGCTTCACTAATGCTGCCGTTGGTATGGGTACAACAGCACAAGCTGGTTCAAATCCAGGTGCGTTAAATCCATCAACTACTGCTACACAGAAGGCATATAACACAGGTCAGGGTCTACGTACTGATTCTGCTGAAGGACTTTCTGGAACAGGCACTGATGCCTTCAACCAGATGGCATTCAGCATCGAGAAAGTAACAGTTACTGCGAAATCTCGTGCGTTAAAGGCTGAGTACTCACTAGAGCTTGCTCAAGACCTTAAGGCAATTCACGGCCTTAACGCTGAAGCAGAACTTGCTAATATCCTTTCTACTGAAATCCTTGCGGAAATCAACAGAGAAGTTATTAGAACTATCTACAAGACTGCTGAAACTGGTGCTGTACAGAACGTTGCTAACGCTGGAACATTCGACTTAGACATCGACTCAAACGGAAGATGGTCAGTTGAGAAGTTCAAAGGACTTCTATTCCAAATTGAGCGTGATGCTAACGCAATCGCACAAAGAACTCGTCGTGGAAAGGGTAACATCATCCTTTGTTCTGCTGACGTTGCTTCTGCACTTACAATGGCTGGTGTACTTGACTACACTCCTGCACTTAATGCTAACCTTAATGTTGATGATACAGGCAATACATTTGCTGGTACATTACAAGGTAAGTACAAAGTATACATCGATCCATATGCTGCTAACCTAACTGCTGGCAACGGCACACCTGGTAATCAGTACTATGTTGTTGGTTATAAGGGTACTTCTCCTTATGACGCTGGATTATTCTATTGCCCATACGTTCCACTACAGATGGTTCGTGCGGTTGGAGAGAATTCATTCCAGCCTAAGATCGGCTTTAAGACAAGATACGGTATGGTTGCAAACCCATTCGCTGAAGGTCTTACACAAGGTAATGGCGATCTTGACGTTAACAAGAACCGTTACTACAGACGTGTTGCTGTTAAGAACCTCATGTAAGCGAGACGCTTATATTTCTCAAAAGACTCTTCTTCGGAAGGGTCTTTTTTTTGTCTAAATATTTCTAAAAGATAATGGCGACTAAACCACTAGCAACTATAGACAGTGTAGAAGATTATCTTTATGAATTAGGTCCAGTAGATAAAGATGATAAAGTTACTTTTAGAGATATAGACTTTGAGATTGTTAAATCTTTAAAAGGTAAACCTAGATTAGAATTATTTTTCACTCATCCAGGTAGTAAAAATGCTTTAAATAATTTTAAAGGTGGTATATTTAAAGAATTGAGAGGTTATTTTAGAGGTCTTACACCTACTGAATATAATGGATATGCTGCATTAAATTTTTCTGGTGGGATGCTTGTTCTTGATCCCGAAGAGGATGAAGATGCTGGTAAAGGTACTGTACCTCCCCATGTACATGAAAGAGGAACTGCATTAGTGTTCACTAGAGCATTACATAGTAAGAAACCATTTAAGTCTGAAGATGATCTTCAAAATGATGAAAAATTAACAATAGATTTGAAGAAAGTTTTTGGTACAAAGTGGGAACATAGAAGAAAAGATTGGACTCATAGTTTTTATGAACAACAGCAAGCAGCATTAAAGGAATATAGTAATCCAGCATGGTCAGAGTTTGAGTATGGTAATAAATCTTTTACACAATTTTTTGCAGATCATATAGGCAAATTGCATAGAGATTTAGATCCTAAAGTACCAGTTCAAAGATATGAGAGGTGGAACCCATCTGATATTTGGGCAGTTAAAACTGGTAGAATGGGTGAACTAAAAAAAGAATTAAAAAAACAAATAAGTCCAAAAACAGTTTTGGCAGAGATAAATGGTATATTAATTGGGTTAATGGAGAAGAATGAACTTGTAGGAATATCTCTTAAAAAAATAGATAAAAATCAAGGTGGAAAGATAAGATTATATAATGTTGATACATCACCAGCATTAAAAGCACTTGACTCTTATGCCAACCTTGAAAGATTTACTATTAAGGATATTCATTTTGAACCTGATAATATTCTTTTAGCTAAGAATGTTACAAGTTATGTAAGAA